TTATTATGTAAGTGTGTAAGGCTATTAACCCTACACACTTTAGTATAATTGTCACGAATAGATCTAGTGTGTATCCTATGTCCCATATCATATCCATTAGATTTTGTCCTTTCTGTTAGATATTGCATAAAATGACCCTGGTCTACTATCGTGATGTGGTGTTCTATCTACTGGCTTACAATACTTGTCTAATGTCTTAAGTATTGCATATAGGAATAATAATCCCATAAATAACATTACCCAGAATATGATTTCCATTATTCATTATCCTCCTCATAATCTAGTTTAATACTATTATCTGTTGGCCAAGTATGCCAAGTAGACTGTAATCTACCTAATAACTCCAAGAACCTTGGTGTATCTTGTGTTGATAATGTTCTCTTGAAGTTTGTTATCTCTTTGTACATCTCCTCATCATTGTGAAATGGCTTGAATATGTTTATCATTGTGTCTCCTTTGCTGTTTATTTATCTTTTATTTTAATTTATTAATAGGTATAAATAGACACAGGTAATCTCGAGTTGATAGAATATTTGCGTTTACGCGCCCGTGAGTAACAGTCATTTAACTCTGCTACCCTTGAATTCTTACTAACTTTGGCTTTCGCTACTTGTTTTCGGTAATTCTTCACCTATTGGCTACCTATATTCATTCTATCTGTTTACCTGTGTCTATCTAATGTGACTAATCTACTGTCCGTAGAAATAGTGTCTTGCTCTTTCAGCTGCCATACCACTATGAGCGTCACTCTCATAATGTATGCTGATCCCATTTGTAAATACGTGTACTAGTCCTTCTTCTGTCTGTCTTTGTCCTAAATATGCCATTGGTTGTCCTTCTTGCGTATTCATAATATGTCTCCTTATATGATTGATTAATTGATTAATACATTCTATTGTATGTGTAAGACGCGCGTGTATATAGGTCTCACTTGCTGTTTATTTCACATAGTAAAAATCGAGAGGGGCTTTCGCCCCCCTCAGATCCTTTTACCAACTTAAGAGTTGACTCATAGGTCGATATGTCGCAGACACGGCCTTGGGCATCTCTTCAGTTGCATCGAACTCGTTTATAGATTCGCTGTCTAATCTGTAATCGACACCCTCTGCTAACTTCAGAGAAGCTTTAGCTTCTTGGAACTTAGTAAGACGGGTATGTTCGATAGTATTCGGGCACTCAAAGGTACTCTTGGGTTCTACGAATGTAACTCGAATGGAATTAGTGTAGTTTACTAATCCTTCTGAGTTGCGTTCAGGTATGAACTCTTGAGTTCTCTTTGAGACTGTGCCTCTTGCAGTGTTGGATATACGGATTTTCATAATAATACTCCTTTTGTTATTTGAATAATATGTTATATTTGACAGTGCTTGGCACACAACCAAGCGAAGCGTGAAGGGGCGAGCTGACACACCGACAGGACGCGGGCGCTGTCCTGGTGTGTAGCTCACCTAACTACCAGACCGTATCGGAATTCAACCTGGCGAGGCACCCCACGCCGTAGAATCCAACGGGTCGGTGGTTACGTATATCACACTCTCTCATTCTAGAATAATTTTTTAGGATTTTTTTTTGAAAATAGTTATTTGACTTTTGCATAAAAGTGGTGTAAATTCTATAGACTACTAGTAGACTTACTTAAAGACTTCATCCATACTTGCAATTATAACAGATAAAACATTTTCGGTTTTTTAGAGAGGTATTATATGTATACTATAAGTATTAAACATAAGAACAAGGGTGAGGTTACCTATAATGTTTATAAGCGGAAAGAAGCGGATAAAGAGTCCATCGAGTACAGACCTTGGAAAGAGGCAGAGATCGGTGAATACGCCCTTAGCGACGATGGGTATGTTGCTATGGTTATCCAGAAGAAAGAGTACCCCTTCCGTAATGGAAAGAATAGTACGTATATTCGTCTTCCTTGGGGTTACTGCTTCTTTACTCCTGAATCGGGTAAGCAGCTATTTAACATCAAGGGTCGTAAAACTAATCACACATTTTCAGGAAAGAGTCAGTTAAAGGTTAGATCCAAGCAAAAGGACTTTAAAGACCTAGCTATGGCCTATGCCCATACATTTGACTTCAATGCTGCTATAGATATGGTTTTTGATAAAACCACTCCAAAGGATAGGTTTAGGTGGAGAAGAAACATGAAAACGGAGGTTTTTAGGAATATGGTAAGAGATGAGTTAAAGGTAAGGCTTCAAGAGCATGAGATGGATGAGAACTTCACTCTAGAGCTAATGAAGGATATTATACAAAGAGCCTTGAAAAAGAATGATATATCTAATTTAAATAGAATATTAGAGAATCTACAAGCTATGCACGGCATGAATGATAAAAAGGTAGAGAAAACTACAGAAACACTCGAAGTACACTCAACACGCAAGTTGATTGACGACCTTGCTACTGAAGAAAAGGATCTAGTAGCCACTAAAGAGGTCAAGATAGAGAAAAAAGACATAGATGAGTAGTAATTTAACTGTTGAACAGTACGAAGAACACTATGAGAAGCTTCAGGCATTAAAGAAACTGAAGAATAACATGGCTTTATTCGGTAAACATTGCTTTCCGACAGCCCTTCGTAAGGTTACACCCCCATTTCATCACGAAATATACAGGCAGTTATGTGATGATAATATACCAAGAGTGTTAGTAGCAGCCCCCAGGGGTACAGCTAAGTCTACTGTGAGCACTCTTATACTACCATTATGGAAATTAGCCTTCAAACCTAGTGATGAAGACCAGTTTATGGTTATTATATCAGAATCACAAGCACAATCAGTCAATTTCTTAAGCAGAATTAAGTACCATCTCACCCAATCCCAGAAATTTATCGATATATTCGGTGACTATGGCCCTAATACTGCTAAAAGATGGACACATTCTGATATTATACTTAAAAATGGTACTCGTATCGTTGCTGTAGGTACAGGACAGAGGGTTAGAGGGTTTATTGAGGGTGATACACGTCCTACTCTTATAATAGTAGACGATTTTGAATCAGAATTGAATGCATTTACCGATGAAGCTAGGGCTAAGAATAGAAAATGGATGACAGAAGCTGTTATACCATCTCTATCTGATGAAGGTAGGATCATAATGATAGGTACTGTTATATCAGAGGATTGCTTCCTATACTGGGCAAAAGAGTCTCCAGCATGGTCAGTGCTCTGGTATTCAATAGTAAAGGAGAATGGTAAGAGTATATGGCCTGAAAGGTTTCCAAAGAAAAGGATAGACGCAATAAAGGCTGAATATGAATCTGTAGGTAATATCAATGGTTTCTACCAAGAGTACATGAATATTGCTCAATCACCAGATTCCGCTCCATTTAAGCCTGAATGGGTTAAGATGCATCACTATGACTTTAAAAGAGAGAAGGGTATGAATCTATTAGTAAGGGAAATAGGCGATAAGGTAGAGAGAATACCAGTAGATCTATACGCTGGAGTAGATCCAGCATCCTCATTATCAGCTAAAGCCGACTTCTTTGTTATGATTACTATAGCTATAGACCATGATGGCAATAAGTATATAGTTGATATATATAGAAAACATGTATCTCCAGCATTACAACCAGATATTATACTAGAAAAGTTTCAAAAGTTTAGACACCGAAGAGTAAAGATAGAGACAGTCGCATACCAGGAAGCACTTAGGGCAGCTACAAAAAGACTAATGATAGAACAAAATGTCTATATACCTGGTTTAGAGTACAAAATAAGACCCCGAACAAGGAAATCAGAGAGGTTACTATCTTTAGTACCTATGTTTGCTAAAGGACAATTCTTCTTCAGACCACAAGACACTGTGGCTCAAGCAGAGTTCTTATCTTACCCAAAAGGAAAGAACGATGATATAATGGATGCTACCTGGATAGCACTAGAAATGTCCAAGCCATGTAGGTATAAAAAGGCAGAAGATCTAAATAAAAGAACAAAAACAAAGAAATTCATTGATTGGATGACACAATAAGGGATATATTATTATGATGGAAGACTACGCAAATAACCAAGAAACAGAAGGCGTAGAAGGACAGGATGCAGAAAAACAGATTGTCGAGGAGACTCAACAACGCTGGAAACTCTATAGGGATAAAAGAAATCAATGGGCTCAACATGCTCAAGAAGATAGAGAATTCAGACTAGGGAGACAGTGGAGTAAAGAAC